CAGCACGGTTGAGAACGTCTGCCCAAGTGTTCAGGACTTTGCCCTGACTATCCATGATGGACTGGTTGAAGTTGAAACCGTTGAGGTTGAATGCCATGGTGCTTACGCCCAGTGCAGTGAACCAGATGCCAACAACAGGCCAAGCAGCAAGGAAGAAGTGCAGCGAGCGGGAGTTGTTGAAGGAAGCGTATTGGAAAATCAGACGACCAAAGTAACCGTGAGCGGCAACGATGTTGTAGGTTTCCTCTTCCTGACCAAACTTGTATCCGTAGTTCTGGGACTCATTTTCGGTGGTCTCACGAACCAGCGAAGAAGTAACCAGCGAACCGTGCATTGCAGAGAACAGCGAACCGCCAAAGACACCTGCGACACCAAGCATATGGAAAGGATGCATCAGGATATTGTGCTCTGCTTGGAAAACAAGCATGTAGTTGAACGTACCAGAGATGCCCAGAGGCATTGCATCAGAGAAAGAACCTTGACCGAAAGGATAGACCAGGAATACTGCACTCGCTGCAGCGACAGGAGCAGAGTATGCTACGCAAATCCAAGGACGCATCCCCAGACGGTAAGAAAGTTCCCACTCACGACCCATGTAAGCATAGATGCCAATCAGGAAGTGGAAGATAACGAGTTGGAAAGGACCACCGTTATAGAGCCATTCATCCAGACTTGCTGCTTCCCAGATGGGGTAGAAGTGCAGACCGATAGCGTTAGAAGAAGGAACAACAGCACCAGAGATGATGTTGTTACCATAGAGAAGCGAACCAGCGACGGGTTCACGAATGCCGTCAATATCGACGGGAGGTGCTGCCACGAAGGCAACGATGAAACAGATGGTAGCAGCGAGCAAGCAGGGAATCATCAGGACGCCGAACCAACCGACATAGAGACGGTTATCGGTGCTGGTGACCCAGTTACAGAACTGTTCCCATTGAGAAGTAGTGCGTTGTTGTGAAAGAGTTGCAGTCATTGTTTTGTACAAGAAAGTAAGACCATCAGGGGAATGGTGGAGTTACTATTTCCTTGCCACCCTCAAGCAAGGATATGAGAGACGGATTGGTAACCCTGCCTAGTCTCGGTCAAGCGGCAGGGAATGAATTGTTAAGAGAACCTTGATTCTCGTAACATTTGTTTACCTATTTATCATAATACGGATTCCCGTATTTGTCAATGGAATTGTCGGATACCTGTGCCAGATGTCCAACCGCCTGGTCCTTCGTGAAAATTCTCAGAACCTCCAGGAGGGTCCAACTGAAGAGTAGTAGCACTGCCTTTGGTGGCAATCTCGTACATCTTCTGATGGATGTCCGAAGATTCTACCACACTACCACTCTCATCGGCAAGGATTTGGTTGTCTAAAACTGCTTGCTCGTGTGCTTCTTTGACACTCAGTTGCTTTTCAGAGAGCACAGGAGCAGGGAACCAAGGGTCCTCAGGCAAATAGGGGGGAGCAGGAACCCCTAGATAGGGTTCCTTAAACTCTGTGCAGTCTACAGTCTCATCATCAACTGCACATTCAATCTCCTCCTCAATCAACTCAGACTTAGGAATGAAGACTTCTTGAATAGTCTTGAGTACTTCTTTAATCATGCCCATACCATTTTCTTGGTGTAATCGTATGCGTATTGTTGACGATATCCTTTGATACCCCATCCCAACCAGTAGTAAGCAGCAACCATATACTGATCAACAGTCTTACCATTGCCTTCAAACTCAGGAAGGTAACGTTGGAAGACAGACTCGTTAATCATGTATGCAGTCTGACCTTCGAGACTAGAGGGGTCGTAACCGTAGCGTGTAGCAAACTTACCAAGGTTGCGATAGCGACCTATTGAGGTCCACTGAATAAGACCATAACCTCCACTATGGCAAGCGTTGTAAGGAACTCTAGCCCCTCCTTCGCAAATGTTGGGATGGAAGTTGCTTTCAGATTTAATGTTACCAAGAATCGTTGCAAGAGCATTGCGGTCAGTGATTCTTGTTTTCTCTTGGAGTTGGTCGAGGACATACTTTTCGTTGTTATTGCAAGTAGGACACGTCCACTCCTTTTTTACTACCTCTATAGGTATTGCTTTGTCTTCATTAACAGAAACATCAGCCTCTGCAACTTTCGGAGGTGCAGTCATCGTGCCGTAAGCAGCAAAAGCAGCGGCGACAGACGCTCCTAGAATTGTGAATTGCATAATTTTCATATAACTACAAGGGTATACTACTACAGGTCAGGGCGGTGTGTCAACCCCCCATCAGGACCAATGAGTATCGCCAATCATTCAGGAAAGAACCATTAGGAACATAAGCAGAGTGAAAATCGTGACCGTTATAAAGAATAGCACGATTATATTTAATTGATTCTAAGTGGTACATCTCCCACTGAGAATCTCCTAGAAACTCTTGGTACTGAAAATCTCCTTCAATTTGATTAGCGAACACCAAGTCCTCTAATTCATCACCAAATTCATCCCCATTGTAGTGACCATTCCAAGTATAAAAAGCTGTTCCACCTGGTCCAGAAGACAACCATAGATTGAAGGTGTGTCTCATACTATCATAATGAGGATACCACGACTTACAATTGCATGGCATATTAGATTTATATATGTTTGTGAATGCTTGTTCAACCCATTGAGAATATCCAAGAATATTTCCAAGAACGTCTTCAATTCTATCTGTAAATTCAACAGGAATTAATTGTCTCCATCCAGGAGATGCAGTTGGATAAAAAAAGTCAGACCTAAATGCAGGAATTGAACTAATAATTTCTTTGTATTCGTCTGGTTTTTTTAGGAAATCATCAAATACTAATATCTCTGCATGGTCATTTAATTGATACCTCTCAGGATATGGATTGTTTATATCAAATACTGACCAATCTGGTGGAAAGATATTCATAATATACTCCAAAATAAAATGGGAGGTCTTACTGGATTTTGCCAGTTACCTCCCATGGCATTGCGCCGACGATATTCAATTGTATTTAGTCACGATGTATCATGACAGCATTGGTGCAAGGACTGCCCAACTAAAAAGAGAAGATACTGATCCAAAGAGTAAGGTTGTCGTAGTAAAGGACATATTTACTAAAGGCAAACTTCATAATTATGTATGTATCATAGTGATACAAAACATGTATCTATTTTTACTCTTCCCCAGATTGTGTTAGCATTGCAGCACCAAAGAAAGTGCCAAAGAGAATTACTGCAGTTGCAAAAAGTGCCATCGGACTATTTGTAGAGGAGTAGGTATTTATTCCTCACTCTGTATCTTTTTTGACTTTTATGGTGATTTGATCATTTTCAAAGTCTGCTTTGAACTCTAGTTTATCCTCTGGGTCCCAACACAACTCTTCATAGAGCATGTTAAGGGTTTCCATGTCTTCGTAAAGTGCGTTGGGGTTAGGCATATTCTTCTATTAGTTTTCTAATATTCTGGGTAATTTGCATCCCACCTGTATATTTACCCAACATAGTGCCCTCAGAGTCGGTAACAACCAATACAGGAGTAGCAGTTACTCCATATTTTTTAGCAAGGTCCAGGTTCTCTTGGGGAATAGGAACGTCGCTAAAGTCTTCCAGGTCTACCTTTTCAATGATACTGGTGTCAACCTTGGTAGACCTAAAGTATTTGTCTACCAATCCACATGGACCACAGGAATGTTTAGAGAAGAGATAGAACTTATTCTGCATGGTGTGCTTTTAAATCAGGATTAGGTTTACTTGGTTCAAAAGGAGAGCGAGAGCGGTTCTTGATAACGATAAAGGCATCCTTCTGATACGAAATAGTTCCAAAAGGTTTTGCCCACTTAGGGTTCGCATCTGGATTAGTAGCAGTACCCGTTACAGCAACGCCACCAATTTCTACTACAATATCATCTTCCTCACTCCAACCAAGTTGGTCTATAGCAATGTGAAGACCAGCGTAGACATCTGTTTCCATCAATAAAGTTCCTCTTCTTTCTCAGTCTCAATCACACAATCGCTCGTGGGATATGAAACACAAGTCAGAATGAAACCAGAATCGATTTGGTCATCGTCCAGGAAGGACTGGTCGCTTTGGTCTACGGTGCCAGAGACGAGTTTTCCCGCGCACGACGAACAAGCGCCTGCACGACACGAGTAGTTGATGTCCACACCCGCTTCCTCAGCTGCGTCAAGAATGTACTGGTCGTCTTCACACGGGAAAGTAGTTTCAGTTCCATCAGGTGCTTTGGTGGTGATAGTGAAAGCCATTAATAAGTTTCGCAAAGTTTTTCAACAGATGCTGCCAACAAAATGAAGAAGGCAACGGAAGTAATTATAAACAAAAAAGGAACCATTGTCAATCACCAGATGCCAGGGATGACTTGTCCTGTTGCGAAATACGAACCGACTGCTGCAACAAAACCAATCATTGCTGCACGACCGTTGAGTTTTTCTGCTGTTTCGTTAAACATGATGTTTCTCCTATTTGATGTTTGAGTAGATAGAGGTGTCGCCATAGTCACGATGTGTTTTGTAACCGACGACTGCACCCTTGGTATTCATGAGTGCTGGCATGAAAGCGACGATAAAGAACACTGCTGGTGCTCCAATAATAAGTGCTCCTGCAATTACATAGTAAGTGAGGAGTTCAGCCAAAGAATGTTCCATTAATCAGAAAATGCCAAAGAAGAATTTACCAGTGATAGCGTAGGAAAGAAAACCAGAGATGATACCCATCATTGCCCAGCGTCCATTGTAACGCTCAATGCCTTCCATAGGGGTAGCAAGACCCTTGGAGTGATAGTCATCAATAACCATCTGGGGTTCTTTTGCCCACATGTTATTTTGACCCATTTCGTTGGTAGTAATCATTGTCTTTTGTAAAGAACTGTTACATTATATAGGTTTTCTTTACATTTGTAAAGCCCTTTGTCAGATAACAATGACTTATGGTTTTGATAAGTCGGGGTGACAGGATTCGAACCTGCGACCTATTGCTCCCAAAGCAACCGCGCTACCAAGCTGCGCTACACCCCGTGAAAATGGGGGTGGTCAAACCCCCAGGACACATGCACGCCAAGTTATTTTGTTTAGCCAGGTAATAACTAAGTCCTGAGCGGGAAGAAAATCCCCATCCGCACCACTTGCTTTTTCTAAAGCAAGAAACAAAGAGGGTCATAATGACTCCACCACTCCGTTTTTAGAGAACGGAGAAACTCTTTATGAGCGTCTGTCGCGCCTAAAACCATCTAGTTTAAAGTCTATTGGCAAAGACTAGGAGAACGTGATTACGTCTCTTCCATATGAATCCCCAAAGTCAAGGGGAACTGTATCCGCAGCAAAATTAATGTTGCTGTCAGGGTCATAATATCCAGAAGAGATACTGATAGAACCTTCATCATTAATAGAGAATGTATATTCAGTTTGTCGTTCTGGAATTTGCTCAGCAATTGCTTTCATGCCTTGATAGTGACGCCAGATTTCAGATTGAAGATTAGGGTTCACGTCGTTGTCAATAGCATCTTTAACGCACTGCTTGAGTGCTTGTACTGCATTTTGATAAGAATTCATTTTAGTTCCATTTGCGATAGGCACCAACCTCAGGGTCGGGGTCGAGCCATTTAGTATACTCAAAGTCTTCCATAGCGGTATCAATTTGCATAGCATTGTCACAAAGATACATGTCCTTGTAACGCTTAGTCCACTCATCAAACTTTTGAATTCGGTAGTCAGGATACCCGTTGTCGAGTATCCCAACAGAGACATACCGATAAGGAGAACGTTCAAGAAGAACTGTCACTTTGCTCATAATAAAATAGGTCCTGTTCAAGTTTAGTTAAGAGGATATCGTAATCCTCATCTACATCACCATAGAAATCGACGCCTTTCTCCTCATAGAATTTCAGTACTTGATTATAAATGGTAGGATACTCGGTGTCAAGAACTACTTGTCTGTCAATTGCCTCATAAAGAAGTTCGATATGAGACGAGAACTTTTGTGCTGTAGTCATATGTTTTCCTCTAAGGGACCGTTTGCCCTAATGGGCAACGGGTCAGGAGGGACTCGAACCCCCGACCGACTGCTTAGAAGGCAGTTGCTCTATCCAACTGAGCTACTGACCCATAGAGGAGGTAGCAAGGTTTTCTTCCAATTCCATCTCAGCAAACTGGTGCAACTGATCGATAAACAAATCCATCAGCGCATCATCGATGCTCAGTTCGGTTTCGTAGAACTCTGCGTTCATTGGAGAACTCCCCTTGACTACCTCGTAATTATAGCAGACTCCTCAGCGGGGGTCAAGGGTTGAAATAATCTTTACGCATGTACCTACCAAGGATGTTTGAGTTGTAAAACGCTGGTGTGCCATCTGACATTGCCTCCGTAAGTACATTGTTTAGGAATAGTTGTCGGGTCTCTTCAAAGTTTACGAGTCCCTTACTTTTATGTAGGCTTAAAATCTCTCGTTTATAGGTAGTGTTCCCCACCTTCTTTCGTTCTTCAGTAAGTTCAGCAGAAGAACCATAGTATTTCTTCCAGTCACTTTCACTGCGAACTCTTCTGTTTTTACCTCTAGGCTTTCGTAGCGACCAGAAGTACTTTCTGCCAATGTATACCCTACCCGAGCTGATATTAGTGATACGGTACACAAAGCCGTAGTAATCACCAATATCCTCACTAGTGAAGGGAGTGCCGTTGTAAGTCCAGGGATTTTCATAGTCAATCTGTTTCTCCGTCGTCATCTTCAACACGAACTCGTCTCACATTCTCACTATCTAGGTAAGAATTGGGGTCGCCATATACTTCTGCCTTGAGTTCAGCAAGAGTAAACTCAAGGTCTTTGATTAAGATTTTTAGATTATCTTTATTCATATTCTATATTCTTGAAGGGCATTTAATACTTCATGGAGGGCATGATGTGCTCCATCATGCCACTCCTGACTTCGAGCCGAGTAAGAACCATTGTATAGTTTGTTTTTCAATTTTAAAACTCGCACCTCAAATTCGTCCTTACTCAGTTCGTTCCTTGGCATCATATTTCCTCAGTTGTGTAGTTCTGCCCAATCGGCATTGAACTTTTCTAGACCCGTGTCCGTAAGAATGTGCTTGTAAAGACTATAAAAGACTGGCAAAGGCAAAGTACAAATGTCAGCTCCCACTCTAAAAGCAGCGGATACTTGGTGAGCTTCCCTAATGGAAGCAGCGAGAACTTCGGTCTTGACTTGATGCGTTGCAAAGACATCTGCAATCTCCTCAATAAGATGAATACCATTCCAATGCTGGTCAAATACACGACCAACAAACGGAGACACATACTTAGCACCTGCTTTGGATGCTAGGATTGCTTGTGCTGTTGTGAATACTAGTGTTACATTAACAAGAACTTCATCATTAGATAGTTCTCTACAAGCCTTTAGACCTTCCACTGTGCATGGAACTTTGATTGTAATGTTTGGTCCGATTTCCAGGTAACTCTCTGCCATGTCAAGCATCTCTTCTGCCGTATCACCGACAACCTCTGCAGAAATAGATGCGTTCCAAGGAAAAATCTCAGAGATTTCCTTGATTACTTCTTTGGGGTTTCTACCCGCTTTGAGCATGAGACTAGGATTCGTTGTGACGCCATCAATCAATCCTGTCTCGTAGGCATGAGCAATGAGTTCTGGGTCAGAACAGTCCAGAAAGATTTTCATGACTCTCCTTATAGGTTACAGCTATTTAGAATAACAAAAAAGCACCCTAATGGGTGCTTTGTGTGTATATTGAAACATTTACTTTTTGTTATAGATTGGTTCTATTGATAAAAGTTGTTCAAAATATTTATCCAAGTGAATTTTGTAACAGGACCAGTATGTTACACCTCTATATTTGAGTTGATAACATGCTGGTGGTCTGTTACTTGCATCCATATCATCAGTGTGATATCGATAATCCATCACTTGTTATAAGTGTGACCGCGATAGCAGAAGGTTCCATGAGTTTCTTCAGCACCTTGCTTGCACTCATATACTACACCACGATAAGCGGTGTGAGAGATTTGTGCGTCGTGCAGTGCTGCTGCTTTCTGGATCTGCTTCTTGATAAGGGTGAGTGTGTTCATTGTAGGTCTCCTAAAGAAATGAGGTTTTTATTCCCCGTTCCTTCAGTCGTTTGCGTCCTTGTTATCAAAACATGTTGGGTCTGTATGATTCATCCAATGGATGAGAATATCAGACTTCTCAAAGGGAGTAAAAAGAGTTGTCTCTTCCAATCCTTGCTTCAACCATTCATAATCCTCACAGCGAAGATAATTCTCCACTGGGACATGACTAAAGAAAATTAAAGCTAATGATAACATAGGATGAACGCTCCGTTCCGCGACTTACTTGCGTTCGCTATTCGGAAATAGCGAATGAACGTAAATGGTAACTTTCGCTACCATCTATATTTATATTATAGCACTAATTTTGATTAGTGCGCTCTGTTACAGATTTGAGATACTTATCGCTCTCTGGTTCTGTAATAAGAGTCATTCCACTTTGAATAAAGTCTTGACTCTTATCGACCTCCATGCGTCGTGCTTTTTTCTTTTCGTTTTCCCAAAGCATCTCAGCAAAGGGATTACCAGGTTGGTCTGTCTTGTCTAGTAAAGAATCCCAACCATCATGTGCCATATCTTTATGAAGTTGTTCTGTCCATGTATGGTCACCTGGGACAGGTTCAGTACCATATTCCCAGGTATCGTAATCCTCCTCGTTACGGGGGTCAGAGGGCGAACCCTGCGAAGGTGTTTGCTTCGACATCTTGTTTGATTCCTCCGATAACATAAGATTCAATCTCCGTTTCTTGTGGAGCATTTTGCTGCCCTTTAGAGTTCAACCAATGCTCTGTCCAGGGGAGGGGATTATTCTTAGCGGGGATGTCAAACATTGGTTTGATACCGATTGCTTTCATCCTACGATTAGCAATCCACTCCACATAATTATGTAGGAGACGTTCGTTGAGTCCAATCATCGAACCGTCTTTGAACAGATAATCTGCCCACATTTTCTCTTCATTTACTGCAGTTTGGAACATTTGTTTTACAATTGGTTCTTCTTCTGTAGCAATTCTTTGCATTTCTGCATCGTCTCCGTCTCTCCACTTGTTGAGGATATTCTGCGTGAGAACCAGATGTTGACTTTCATCTCTAGCAATAAGAGAGAGTATCTTTGCCGAGCCCTCCATAAGTTTATTCTCGCCAAAAGCAAACGAACACGCGAAGGAAACGTAGAAACGAATGCCTTCCAAGATGTTAACATTAGCAACTGCCCGATAGAGTTTACGCTTCAACTCAATACGGTCATATTGACCAGCATAATGCCCCTCTTTTGCCAACTCCCACATTGTACTTGTGTCATACTGGTGGGCATGAGTGATAAAATCATCATACGATTGTGTAACCGAAGATGCTCTATCCAAAATCTTCTCATCCTCAAGGATAGTGTCAAACACTTCACTGGGGTCGGGATAGACGTTCTTAATAATATATGTATAGGAACGACTATGAATCATCTCCATAAACTCCCAGACCAGCATGGATGCTTCTAACTCAGGGAGTGAGCAGTAAGGGATAAAAGCCATCCCAGGACCACGCCCTTGTACAGAATCCAGCATGATTTGGTACTTAAGGTTGCTAGTGAAGATATGCTTCTGCTGCGCCGATAAAGTTTGGTAATCACTTCTATCCTTCTGTAAGGAGACCTCTTCAGGTCTCCAGAAATATCCAAGTTGTTGCTGAGTCAACCTATCGAAGACAGGGTACTTGTAGTTGTCATACCTTTGGACTCCCAGAGGTTGACCAAAAAACATCGGTTGTTTTTTAGTGTCTACTTTGTTGCTATTAAATACGGTCATACCTTGTACTTCAGATTTTGCAGGACTCACAGTCTTCCTCCTCGGATTCTAGCAGTTGTTCAATAAGATTGTCAATCTCACTTGCACGTTGCATGTTTTCTTCAACGTCAGCATCCTTTTTGTTATCATATGTGTTCTGATAATAAGATGTCTTCCAACCATATTTGTAAGTAGTTAGAAGGTCCTTTGCCATCACAGAAACTGGAACTTCATTGTCGGGATATTGTTCGGGATTGTAACTCCAGTTTCCAGAAATTGCTTGGTCAAAGAACTTTTGGATTACTGCCGTAACCTTAATGTAACCATCATTGTTCGGCATATCCCAGAGAAGAGTGTAGTTGTTCTTGAGCGTATTGTATTGAGGGACAATCTGCTTAAGGGGTCCTTTCTTACTCTTCTTAACGGACAGGAAGTCTCTAGGAGGCTCAATTCCATTTGTTGCGTTTGACACAACGGAACTGCTCTCCGATGGCATCTGTGCGGACAGTGTGCTGTGTCGGAGTCCGTATTGCTTAATGCGTTCACGAAGAAACTCCCAATCACACTGTAACTCATTCGGTACAATCTCATCTACTTCCTTCTTGTATGTATCAATCGGAAGAACTCCATCAGCGTACTTAGTTTTACCAAAGTAACCGCAAGGACCCTTCTCCATTGCCATTCTCATAGAAGCGTTCAGAAGGGCATACTGGAACCTCTCAGTGAGTTTATGAACTAGGTCATGGGATTTAGTCGTATCGTACTTTGCACCATGCTTAGCAAGATAATGAGCAAGACCAATGTATCCAATGCCCAGAGAACGACGATTCCTTGTAGATTCTTCTGCTGCTTTAACAGGATACTCTTGGTAATCAATGAGAGCATCCAATCCTCGTACAGCAAGTTCACAAAGTTCATCAAGTTCATCCAAAGACTTCAGTTTGCCTA